CTGGTATATTCTCTTTCTAACGTGGCGTTTGGGGGTAATATTCAAGCACGTGGTATTCAGATTACGTTTGCTACTGCTCCCCCAGCCGGCTTAATCAGCCTACAAGTTGAGTTGGCTCCGACGGCGGCACAACAGCCTCCCGAGACGCTTGACAATTACGGAGCGGTGGATGTTTTCACATCACAGCCGAATAACCCGCTGGTGTATTGGCTGACACAAGGTATAACCAGTGCGGGACAAAGTGCGGGTGCCCGTGGTGTCCCGAACCCACCGAACCAGCCGACTTGGTGGAACTTGAATGTGCGTGGTCTTTATGACAACGGCACAACTGGAAACTCATACCAGCAGATTCAAATCAACAGTGCCTCGGGACAAATAGCAGCCGCCGATTTACCCGTCCAGAGCCTTGTTGGCGGGGAGATAAACGTGCTATTACGATTGGCTTCTTCCAGTCCGCAGTTTGAATTACCACCACCTTTCAACCAGAACATCAACGATGCTATTATAATGTGGCGTGATGCCGGGTCAAACGGCGATTGGACTCCTCATCTAATAAATAGCATTATTCCACCAACTGGGCGTGTGTCCCTTGTTCCCGGTCGTGTAGATTTCAACATTCGTTTCAGTGCCCCGATTGCTGGCTCATTCCAGTATTACGTAGCGTATAACTTCTTGAATAACCCGAGCAGAGCGGGTAATCTTGCCTACCCCAGCCCCGCCCTTACTTGGGTGCCTTAGTCCGGGGGTTCCGGGAGTTTTCCGCCACAATTTTCTATAGGACGGTCTTATAGAAAAATGTGCCGACTTTTTCCCGGAATCCCCCCCTTAAAAAAGCCCTACACTCTAATAGATGAGTGAAGATTACAGCCGTGTCACGTGGAACCCCGAACTGGAGGATTATTTTAAAGACACGGCGGAAAAGGCACACGGTCGTGCGTGGTGTCATAAACGCTCCGAAACGATTTTTTCTGTCCGTCGCACGCTGATTGACCTTCCCGTTATTGTTGGCTCCGGTGTGGTAGCGTTTCTGAACGCCGGCTCGACGAGCCTTTTTAGCGACCCGATGACGTCGTCCGTTGCCCTTGGCGTGGGGTCGTTGGTTATTGGTATATTAAATACCCTTGGAACATACTACAACTGGTCCAAGCGTGCCGAAGGACATCGTATAGCCTCTATTCATTATGACCGCCACTACCGGTTTATCCGTATTCAAATGAGTCTGCCCCGTGATGAGCGTATGACGCCCCCCGACTTGCTGAAAGCCGTAAAAGATGCGGAGGACCGCCTACAAGAGACGAGTCCAATAATCCCGACAGAAATCGTGGCGGAGTTTCAGAAGAAGTTTGGTGGTATAACCGACATTGCTAAGCCCGAAGAAACAAACGGTCTGGAGGTCGTGCGTGTGTTTAAAGAGCAGCCACCGTCGCCGCTTGCTTTATCACCGGTCGCTGAACTAACCCTTCCCGGATAAATTCTGAGTAAAAAATAGATGACGGCGTCTGTTAAAGCATATTCCCTTAGCGACTCCGATATTAAAAAATTGCTCGGGGACAATATTAGTATTATGACATACCCCGAACTGAAGCACCTCAAGCACATTGACGACTGTTTTGACTCGGAGGGGCGGTGCGTTATTCTTTTTCTGACCGAGTCGGAAAATAGCGGGCACTGGACGGGGCTTCTGAAGCGTGGCAGCACGGTGGAGTTTTTTGACCCCTACGGCGACTCTCCGGAGGGTGTGCGAAAAGAAATCAGTCCGGAAATGCGGGAGACGCTGGACGAGACTCGCCCCTATCTTAATAACCTTCTGAACGGCTCTGGTTATAAAATATCATACAACCGAAACCCCTTTCAGCAAGATAAAGTGGGCGTAAATGATTGTGGGCGTCACGTTGTGATGCGTCTTCTTAACAAAGACAAGACACTGGACGAGTATAAATCCCTTATAAAATCAAGCGGACAGACTCCCGACAACTGGGTATGTGCTGAAACGTTCAAAGTTTTACATAAATAATCTGTTTTCATAATATAGCAGCGATGTATCGTGGAAGTTTTCAAGCAACTGGTGGGACATTTCAGAACCCCGATTATTTGTATTACAATGCCAGCATCATAAACAACTCTACCACGGTTAGCGACGAAACTGGTTCTACCGTAAGCGACCCACAAGTCCGGTTCAACGAAACACGTGATAAGGAGATTCTACAAAATGCGGGCGAGTATTATTTCTCAATCATCCGAGTTCAGATGAACGGCACGGGGCGTGACCTCCCGCTGTTTATTCCGCTCATTCAGTCTGGTAGCGGCTCAGCGGATGTTAATCAGACGGTTTATGGGCTGTCGTTCAGTTGGAGTCAGCGGTTCAGTGTGTGGAACGGCACAGCAGCAGTGTCCCGCACAACTACGGTCTGCCCCCCGGTCCGCTTCGTTCAGTATGTGCCCGAAACAAAAAATAGGCGGCTGGCTCCCGTCCCGTCTTCTGTTGCTATCCAGCGTGGCGACCCTCAAGACATTTCTACCCGGTATTATTGGGTCTATACCTACGACTGGTGGCTACAACTTGTCAATAGAACGATTCTGAACCCCGACGAACTGAAGGAGGGCTCGGGTTTCCCCTTCACGTGTTGCTGGGGTGACACCTATCAAGCGTTGCTGGATGCCGAGCCAGAAACCGAACTGTTGTTCCCGACGCTTGGGGCGTTCAACTCCTACGTAAATGCTCCCCAGTTTGTGTATCACGCCGACTCTAACCGTTTCAGTCTTTATGGCGACAGCGACGGCTTTGGTCCCCGGCTACAAGCGTTTGCTCCCGGTCCGACGGCTACGGAGGATGCTCCGATTTCTGCCCTATCCGCCCCGACAGCCCGTATGTTTGTTAATTCAAATATGTTTGGGCTCTTTGCTAACTTCCCGAACGTCTATTGGAACCCCGGTTTGGGCGAGACCCCGTTTCCCGGCGGGCTGAGCCCCGACATTGCTAATGGTGGTGCTGTTCCGCCCGTTCCCCCGGAGTTGGTAAATGAATATCTGTTTATCAACAAGTTCTACACAAATGTGGCGGACTACCGTCTGTCCCCCGAGTCCGGTCGCAGCCCGCTTGGTTATGTTCCTATTGAGGCACAAAAGCCCTACTGGCTTATGAGTCAAGACACGCCCAGCACGGACTCGCTGTGGTCGCCTATTGAGTCGCTTGTCATCACGAGCAACTTAATGGGGGTCTGCTCTGAACTGACAAGCCCCCCGGTGGTTCTTGGTTTTGGTAATAACAACTTCAGCCAGCCGGTCAGCCAGTCGGCGTTTGAGCCTATAATTAGCGATATTACGGTGGATTCGTCTCAGTTGGGCTCCGGTGTCAATCGTCAGTATATTTTATGGGAGCCGAAGGCGGAGTATCGTCTGGCGGACTTCAACACCAAGGGCACGGCTGTCCGGGCTATTGATATTCAGATTTTTTGGAAATGCCGCCTCAACGGACAACTCTACCCGCTCCAAATGTTTAATCTGGCGAGCGTTGCTATCAAGGCGATGTTTAAACACCGGTCGCTGGAGGGCGGTAAGGGTCATTGGTGAGCCCCGGCACAGAATATATTCTATAAAAAATTGTTTTTATAGAATATAAGCAAGATGTCCGCTGATATTGAGAAGATGGCAGTTTTTGACTCTCGTATAGTCCAGTCCCGCCCTAAGTATGCGGTTGAGAAGGGTGCCTTGTCGCTGACAAACGCCCCTTTCAACGCTATTGCGGCGACGGCTTCCCAGCACACCTACAACATTTACGTCCCCAGCGAAAACGTTTTTGTCGATAGGGCGATTGAGTGGTCTTCCACTGTGTTTATGACGATGAAGGTTCGTCTGGACGCCGTTGGTGTTGGTCGTGAAGGTCAAGCGGTGGTCGTCCAAGGTCGTGACTGGTCGCTGGCTTCGTTCCCCCTTAACAGAATGTGTACCACACAGTCTGCGACTATTAACGACACTACGGCTGTTATCAACACTCAAGATGTGTTGGATGAAGTCCTCCGGCTAACCGACTACAAGAAGAACCGCCTACAGCGGACGTGCCCCACTATGTTGGATAAGTATATGTATTACCTTGATGCCGATGGTGCCGTCAATAACCCTATTGGCTCCTACCAAGTGTCTTCCGAGTCTGCTGAGATGCCTAACGGTGCTTTCTACAACATCGTCTATACCGACCCCGCCGGTAATCCCCTTGGCACTTCCGCTAACGGCGGAAATGACCCCGCTTTTGACGGTGCGTTATACGGTGCCTTGAACGGCGTCCCGGTAATCAACGGCGTTAATTCCCGGACCGTGCCCCCCGTGGCGAACCCCGGCACGCCCACCCCGGCGGGTGCCGACATTCCCATCTACTTCCGCTTCCGCTCTACTGAGAAACTCGTATTGTCCCCCTTTGTTTTCAGCGACTGCCACGAGTGGGACACGGGTCTTTTTGGTATCAACAACATCCAGTTAGTGCTGAACTTGGGTCCCCCTACCCGCCTTGTGCGTGGCTCGGTCGCCTACGGTCGCTCTATCCAGCAGAACTCTATTGCGTTTTTCAACGGCTCCGGTGGCACGCCTTTCTCCCGGAGTGTGGTAAATGTCTTGTTCCTAACTCCCAGTTTAGATGTGCCTCTGCCGCCTAAGTCAGTTGTGCCCTATATGGAGTTTCCCCGCTACATCACGCAGTATCAGAACGGCTACCTTGAGGCGGGTGCGACGGGGCAGATTCAGTCCCAGACAATCACGCTGCCCCAGATTCCCGACCTTTTCATCATCTACGTCAAAAATGCGGCGACTCCCGTTGCCCCGGCGTCCGCTTCCTACGACGTGGGTGAGGGCGACTGGCGTTTCCCTCTTGCGTCCGCCTTGGATGGTGTCAATAACCCTCTGACGGTCAATTTTGACAACTTCTCCGGTCTGCTTTCCAGCACGACTGCCGAGCAGTTGTATGCGATGTCAGTTAAGAACGGCTTGGATATGGACTGGAACGAGTGGATTGGTGTGGCGAAGAACGACTACCCCGTGCCTCAAGTAAGCAACCCCGGCGTGCGTGGCGACCAGATTGCGACCTCTGGCGGTATCTTGGTTCTCAAGCCTTCTCAAGACATCACACTACAGACGGGTCAAGCCCCCAGTTTGGTGGGTAATTTCACCTTCCAGTTCAACATCACGGTGAAGAACAACTCCGCCTACACTGCTGTGCCCCAGTTGTTCGTAATCACGGCTAACTCCGGCTTCTTTGAGACTATCCGTGGTTCATCCCGTATCATCAAGGGCGTGCTTTCCGAGCAAGACATTATCTCCGCCCCCTTGGCACCCACGGGCACTCGTGATATGCTGGAACGCCACGTCGGTGCGGGTATGATGGGTCATATGGCGTCCGGTCTTTCCAAGGTGAAGGAGATGCTGGGGCGTCCCGGACACGGCGTCCAGCAAGAGGCGGCTGCGTCCAGCAAGTCGGTTAAGGGTCTGAAGAGCCGTATGTGATAACCCCGGCGTTAATTTATCTTCTATAAAAAATGTTTTTATAGAATATAAGATGTCGTCTCAACTGATTAACCAAGCGGTTGCGGGAGCGTCAGCAAGTGCCGTTTATTGCCCGAACGATTTGGTAGTGTGCGGTAATGAAACGGTAAATGGGACATTTAACCAACTCTCTTCCGTGCTTGTTCCTATTGTGCCTTTTGGTGTGTCCGGAACTTTTTTTTCTGGAAACCAGAGTTGGACTAAAACCGTTCAGAGGATTGGTTTGGTGACACGAACGATGTATTCTATTGCCGGTCTTGGTCTTTCTGGCACCGGTGGCGTGCCAGCGACTCAAGCAATTCTGCTTTTACCCGGCACTGGCGGTCCCGATGGAACTTTGTATAATCAGCCTTGTCGTGTGAGGTGGTGGTGTGCGACTCCAGCGGGTGCTACAAACCCGGGTGCTGCCGACAACAGAGAGGGTGCCTTTGAGTATGTCGTGGGTGCTAAAGGCACGCCCGCTCTTTTTGTTTTATCAAACCCCGCCCCCTATGATGAGTTTGCTAATGTGAATATTAACGCTACCGGGACTGGCTCAGCAACCCTTCAATTACAGTTTTACTTTGCCGGTGGCGGCGGCACACCCGCTGGTTCCGGCACAGTTAATATGTACCTTGAAATAGACACAATCAACGCCTAATGCTCCCGGCGACAATCACCACAGTTTATAACCCCCCGGAACCGCTAAAGGTCTCCTCAAGCGTCCCCCCGGCGGACTGGTGCCGGCACAACACGGT